GACCATAGCGATGAGGTTAGCAAGGTCTTCACGCTTACCAGCGTTGACGATGTCTTTTTCGAGGAGTTTAGCCATAGTAGTATGGGGGGGGTTGGGGGATTAAACGAAGCCTTTGGATAGCAATACCTGAGCGAGGTCTTCAGCGTTGTTCGATTTGACGAATCGACTCTCTGCACTCTTTGCGCTGGCTGTCTTTGCGCTAGTTTTTACTGGAGCAGCGGTAGGACGAACTGGCTGTACTTGTGCTTTAGTGGATCCCTGACGCATTGTAGCCTTAGATTCCCGAGCCATATAACCTCGGATGTAATCGCCCACGAAGAGCATATAATCCGGATGGTTCTTAAACTGAGGGAAGTTTCTGATTACTTGCTGCGCCAACTGGTACTCCTTGGCCTGCGGTGTCTTCCACCACGGATATTCAGCCTCTGCAACTGGTCGAATCGTGTCGTAGGCGTTAATCTTTTCCATCTGTTTAGGCAGATGAATTTCGATTGCCTTCGTTGAATTGACCAGCATCCGGCTGACATCTTCAGGGCCATATTCGGTTTCACCCATAACGAAACCGTTAGGGTTCTCCATACACTTGTATCTTAGCCACCGGGCTTGCTCGATCTCCTTCGCCACATCGACTTTCGTATTAAGATTGGCAAACGGATTTGATGCGTCTGTGACGCTAGTTTGGTTTGCCGACCCCGAAGCCTTGGTTTCAGAGATTTCTTGCTTCAGAGATTCGACTTCAGTACGAAGCCTTTCGGCCTCTTCTTCGGCCTGCTTGCGCTTGGCCGTCAACTTATCGATTCGTTTCTGAACGCCCTTGGAGAGATTGTCATCTTCTCCGTTGTCTTCCGCTGACTGTGAAGGAACATCCTCTTCGCCATCCTCGGCCGGGGGGACTTCGCTGTCGGCTACTTCGTCCTGCAGGGACTGTTCGCCTTCCTCGTCATCCTTGACCTCCGTTTGGTCTTCACCCTCTGTTTCGGTTTGGGGCTGTCCCGTCTGTTCATCGTCCTTGAACAGGGTGCTGCGGAAGATATCCGCGAGCGATTCTTGGTTTAGCCCGGACTGGGGCATATTGGACTGTACCTCGATGTTGTTTTTGGCCGGATCGATATCGGCGCTATTGGAATCTGACATAGCAGGGAATTGTTGCTCCCAGAGGCGTAGGGGGAATAACCTCAGAAACCAAGCATCGTCAATGGGGTGACCGCTGGTTTGTAAGTTTTGGCAACTTCTGCTCTAACTCAGGAGCCGTACTTGCCTTGCTGCGCCTCGCGCTGCTGTTCTAGCAACAGGAACTTGAAGTCCTTTAGGCTTTCAGCCCGGCCACAGGCGTGTACACGCTTTTCGCCCTCAGTGGAGTAAGCGATGGCGCGATCAACCTCGGCCTCGATGCTGGTATCAATAAAAACAAGAACTGCCTCAAAGACCTCATTGGTCTCAAAGGACAGGGCGCGCTTATGGTCATCAATGCTTTTAGCCATAATTAGAATCTGGGTTGCTGGGGAGGCTGACCCTGCGGGGCTTGACTTTCCTGAGCCATCTTATCCGAGACTGGGCTGACCCCAATTCGTCCGATAGACTTGTTGTCCTGTTGGGAAACGCTCATTTGGAGGTTCTTGACATAGTTCTGGAAGAGCATCTGGAACTGCTGGTCTTCCTGTGCAGCCTGCTGCGCCTTGGGGTTCTTCTGGATGATATCCTGAACGAACTGCATCTTGGACTTAGCAGCCGGGTCGTTCTCAACATACTGCGGCTCCATACCAGCCATCATCTTGGCAATGTCAGTCTGGACATCAGCATACATACGCTGGGAGGCAGAAGCCTGATCCATAACGATGTCCTTGGCAGCCTCAGGGCTGATAGCCTCGACAAAGCGAGCGGTCAACTTGTTGCGGTCAATAACGCCTCCAGAGTCCATAGGAACAACGAAGGACGAGATGGCCTTCAGTTTCTCAAGGACATAGTCCGTATCAAGTTCTCGGACATTGTAGGACACATTGAAGTCATACATAGCGGACAACTCTTGCGGCTGGAGGACGATAGGCATACCAACGACACGCTCGATTTCAGCGCCATCCATATACTGGAGGGAGAGCGAAATCACCTGCTTGTAGATCTTGCTCCAAGCGGACAGCCAGTTGTTGACGATAAACTGCTGTGTGGTCTGGGTCTTGACCGGAGGGATGTTAGCGTGATACAGGCCGAAGTAAGCCGCAGTACGCTGCTCGACACGGTCAATCAGGTTGAAAGCCAGCGCCGGATTGCCAGTGGGAGGAGACAAGAATGTGTAGTCATCAGGTGTAGTGACAGGCAAGATGCCACCCGGCTGGATGTTGTTCTGAGTGCCAAGGCGCTTCTTGACCTTGATGGGAGGGAGCGTTTCAAAGGCAGTACGGTCACGGATAGAATCGTGCTGTGCCTTGATTTCCAACTGATCCGTGTAGGCTAGTTCAGGAACGCCACGGCACTCAACGATGGAGCGGCGCAGGCGCTCCCGGCGGTATTCCACGAAAGGATACAGGCCGTGGGCGTAGTCGAGCATTTCGTGCTTACCATACACTTCTTCACGGGCATTAGGGCAGAATACCGTGTAATAGATGCACGGAACGCCATTAGGGCCAATCTGGCGGTTGTAGGCGTAGACAATCTCGATGAGGTTATCGGCGCGGCCTAGTGTGTTGTGGATGTTAGTCGTAGAAGGAATCAGGTTCGGTTCCGAATACCAGTCGCTAGAACCAGTTGTAGTAGCAGCCTCCTCAACGAAGTCCTTGTCCCAATCAGCAGTCTTAATCATTTCACGGAGTTCAACCTCCGTCATAAATGTGCGCCGGAAGATCATTCGAGCATCCTGAAGGTCTAGGGTCTCAGGCGGGAAACAGATTTCGTCAAACGGCTTGAGGGCAGCAACGACAGGAGAGTTGGAAACGGCGTACTCCTGATTGTATGTGCTTGTGCCAGAGATCATCAGTTCGTCCGCAACGCGAGCAGCATCGTCCTTATTGACACCAATCAGAGCCATCAGGGCGCTGACGCTATAATCGCTCGTTCCGGTAGACTTGAGGCTATTGACCGCCTCGCCAGCAATGATATCGCCGCTCATACCGCGCTGTTCAAGTTCGGCAAGGGTCAGGGTCACAGGGCGAATGCCAAGACGGCGTTCCCATCCGATGTGAGCGACAGACCAACCAAACTGCTGGGTGTACTGAGCAAGCAGTTCTGCCTCGGTGAGGAGATCGGCGCGCATCTTGTTGTTAACAACCCAATCACCAAGAGTCTGGATTGTGGAAGCCCGGGAGGCATCTCCCATCTCAGTGCCACCAACACGCAGGCGAGCAAGTTGCCAAGAGGAGACTAGCAGAACAACAAGTTCATTGATGGTCTGGTCAACAAGACGGCAACGAACATCGGAAGCGCCCTCGAAAGGAAAAGCCTGCTCACCTTCACGCAGGTTGCTACTGTGCTTCTTGCCGTCATCGGTCTGACCGTCCCAGCGAGCAAGACGGATATCGTCATTGCTGTTCAGGCGGGCAACATTGCCGCCGTTGTACAAGGAACGCTGGAGTTCGCTGCGAAGTTCGCCAATATCCGGCGTTTCCGAGAAGAATGCCAATTTATCCTTGCTTTGATTCTGGTCTGACATATTCGTTAGATTGTTTTTCGATGTGTTGTAAAAGGGATGACTTGTGGAAGCGATGCTGTCCACCTAAAGTTGTGTAACACCGAATTTGACCTGTTTTGCGAAGTTTGTCCAATTCTCTTACATCAATACCACTCAGGCGCTTGGCAGCAGACCTAGAAAGCAGCATCGGGTATTCCTCAGGCTTCATTTTCAGTAAGAGCCGCCCCCCTTGCACTTGAAATGATTTTCGTCATACTCTTCTGGGGTAAGTACTAGCAAATACCGTAAGCAGTCAATGGGATCCTTGGATGCGCCCTTGTCAGCATCAGCCCCAGTCCATTCACGCAGGGAATAGATAAGGTTTTCGCACTTTTTGGAAATATAGAGTTTAGGCTCGTTGATTGGTGACAATGGCTGCCCGGGATCGTGAGCCAGAGCGTCATTGATGATTGCCACGCCTTCTTCGATACGCAGGCCGGGGGCAGGGGCAAAATACATAGGGTCGGGGTCTGAATCGAGGAGTTCAATCAGGGAAGTACCGTGTTCTTTGCCTGCGGCCTGTGTAGCGCCAGCCCGAGGGTCGATATAGCGGTCTTCGATAACCTCCTCCCCCTCCAACTCCCTGATAATCTCTTTATACTCATTAATGCCTCGGCCGCCACCTGCTCTTTGTGCCGGGCCTGCCTTCCCGTCTAGTTTCGAGTCAGGAAGCGCCCATTCCCCGTAACTGACATCCGGCCACTCCCGATAGACATACCAACGGACATTTTCACCCTGTCCTACCGCCCTAAGCCAGATCATAAACCAGTTTCTGGCTCCGGCCGGGTCAATCACCATATAATTCGTCCCTTCCTTCGGAATCTTATCGTGGTCTATCTCATTTAAGTCTCCAAAGCGTGGGAACTGCGCCCCGGCAAGGCTTTCAGCCCAGCCATATGCTCGGATCTTCTTCTCGTAGGTAGTCTTGCCCTCTAGGGTCTTACAGAGTTCGTCAAATGGGTTATAGGGGTTGAACTGGGAGTGGAACCAGACTACCCCAGCGTCCTTGCCACGGGATTTAGCCCGATAAGGCATATGCCCATTAGGCACGCCCGGCGCGTGCTGGACATTCTGGTCTAGGATGACCGCAGGCTTGGTTTCCAGTATCTTAGCGCCAGAAATATACTCTTTTACGACATTAGTGTACCCCGAGATAGGGGTAAATGTCACAATAAGCCTACCTCGGCGGGTAACGATACGGTATCTAAGGGTTTCGATCCAATCCAGCGGCACAAGTTCATCGCACCAGATAATATCGCACTCGCCACCCTCAATAACCCGCTTTTCCTGCGCGTAATTAAGAAAATAGCACTGACTGCCGTTGGGAAAGATGAAAGTGCCGTCCGAGAAGCCATTTTTCTGGGAATACTGGATATTGGTCACCCGTCCTTTCTTGAGCGCCTTGTATTCCGGGGGGAGGTACTTCCAGATGACATTCTGCTGCATCTCAATGGAAGACTTGGATGTAGTGTGCAAACACCAGACACGGGCATTAGGCGTATTGACCAGCGTAGACACCACACGCTTGGCAGCCCATTCGGTCTTGCCAGCGCGGTTGCCACCAAGGACGCAGATCTCCTGATACTCTTTGAGGAAGTTATCAGCGTCTTTCCAGTGAAATGGCTCATAACCGTGACGGTAGGGGTCTGTTTTCTCAGCAACGATCTTCTCTTCTCGGATCCGAAGGATCCGAGCGACTTCGGCTGCACCTACCCGTTGGGTCAGATTTTTAAGATCCTCAGGGCTTGGGATCTTGAGAACTGGATGGGGGCTTAGATTCACTTCTTCTTGGCAATCTTACGCTTGGTAACGCAAGGCTTGTAAGAAGTCTTAGATTTGGCCTTACTGGCCTCAATCTTGGGAGCAAAAAGGTAGTCTCCTACCTTCAGGATCAGGGTCTTGATACCTTCAATAATGTTATTCATAAGCAAGTTTAATACAGTTTATAAGTGTTATGTCAAGGATGGAGCCACGGGACGGAGTCGAACCGACAACCCCCTGTTTACAAAACAGGCGCACTGCCATTGTGCTACCGTGG